CTATATATTTAAATTATCTAGTTTTTGGGCAACTTCAAGTTGCTTATTTGGGTATAAATGTGAATATGTATTCCAAGTTGTTTCTACTTTTTCATGCCCCAATCTTTCTGCTATAGTTAATATATTTACATCCATATTTACCAATAATGACGCATGAGAATGTCTCAAATCATGCACTCTAATTCTTTTTACATTAGATAACTTACAGCATCTATCTAGCTCTTTAGAAAGATAACTTTTAGCAAATTTAAATATTCTTTCATTATCTTTTAAGTCATATAGCTTAGATAGATAATCTTTTATATTATTATATAAGAAATGTGGGATAGGGACAACACGTTTACTTTTAGGAGTTTTAGGAGAAGAAACAATATCCTCTCCATTTAGTCTTATGTAGCTTTTTTCGACGCTTATTTTATTTTCGAAAATATCTTTTGGAGTAAGAGCTAACAACTCCCCTAGTCTAAGACCTGTCCAAAATAAAATTTCAAATGCTAGTCTAGGTTCTGATTTCTTTTCAAATTCAATAAATTTTTTAAACTCTTCTAATGTCCAAAAGTTCATTTCATCTGCGTTTTTTTTACCGATAGAACCTGCCAAATGAGCAGGATTAGAAGGCAAGTTATAATATTTAACTGCATAATTTAATACAGCAACAAGCTGGTTGTTTATCGTTTTAATATATGTTTGGCTATAATCACTTTTTAATAATTCGTTTTGCCATCTTCTTATATGTGTTGCAGTAATTTCATTTATTTTTAGACTTTTAAAAAAAGGTAAAATTCTAAAGTTTATTAAATACTTTTTAGTTTCTAATGTAGATAATTTTAATCTAGAAGACATATCGTGCATGTATTCTTCTATGAGACTTTCAAAACTCATATCAGTACTCATTTTAGATTTATTCAAAAATTCTCTTTCAAACTCTAGAGCTTCTTTTTTAGTTTTAAAACCTCTCTTAATTTTCTTTTTCCTATCCCCATCGAAGTCTGTAAAATAAAAGCTAGCATACCAACTTTTTCTTTGTTCGTCTTTGTAAGCAGGCATTTTAGACACCCCCAATTATGTCATTTTAATATTACAATAATTATAACATGTTAGATATGCTATCTAAATAATTGTTTTATTTTCCTCTTCTTTTTATTTCTTGAAGCTTGTAATATTTACACAGTTCTAAGAAGTCTTCTTCTAGTGCTATAGATAAGTCTAATATCGTAGATATACCTATATCTTTGTACTCTTGATTTTCTAGTTTTGATATATAACTTCTGTTACGTCTCATTTTTTCTGCTAATTCTAGTTGTGTCATTCTTTTCTTTTTTCTTAATTTTTTCAACATTTATTAAAATCCACCTTTTAATTATTTTTATGACATTTTTATAATTAATAGTTTGTGTAATTTCTTGTAAAAAATGTTCCTCATTAGAACATTTTTTGGTGGAAAAATGTGTTAAAATGTAAGTAAGAAAAGCACTTTCAAAGCACTATAAAAATAGTGCTGAAATAGATAAACAAATAAAAGTAATAAGGAGGAAAGATAGATTCTAGAGGGAAATCATTATCATTTTTAAGAACGTATGTTCAGTTGGTGGGATAGAAAAATACTTTACAGGGGATGGTTTATTTGAATGAGAATGAAAATATGAGTTTATATGTCAGTAAGTTAAAAGAAGTATTGAAAAATAATTCAGAAGAGTATAAAAAAATAAGAGCTAAAATAAATGAAATTTATAATCTAAATGAAAAGAAAGAATAAAAGGGCTTTAGCTCTTTTATTCTTTCTTAGTATTAACTGCTTTATAATAAGCATTATCTATCATTTTTTTTATTGCATTTTTATCATCTGAATCTAAAGATGCTAATCTATTTATTAGTTCGTTAACTTCATTATCTTCTTTTGAGTTAACTTTTTTTAATAATTCATCATCTTGTTGAGTGTTAGGTTGTATTTTGCCTAATTTAGTTAATAGCTCCTTTAAAGTTAAATTTAATCCAAAACTCATTTTTTCAAGCATATCTAAAGTAGGTTCAACAGCTTTACCATTCCTTGGGTCTCTGTTTTTTTCTATCTTATCTATATATGTATGGCTCACACCACAAAGATTAGAAAATTCTCTAAGAGATAAGTTATGTTCACTTCTATATTCTTTAATAATTTCTGCTAATGTTTGCATAATTTCACACCTCACCTAAATAATAGTTGACTTAATTATATCAGAAAAATGTAAACTATTGTTAACAAAAATAAAAATTTAGTAAAAAATAATTGACAAGAGTAAAAAAAAGACGTATACTATGATTAACAAAAAGGTTATAAATAAAGTTAGGAGGGATTAATATAAAAAATAATTTACAATATATTAGAAAAGAATCTAGAATATCACAAAAAAAATTCGCTGATAAGATAGGTATATCAAGACCGTATTTATCTAGAATAGAAAACGGTAAGGTTAATCCGAGTTTAGAAATAGCGCATAAAATCTCGCTCGAAACAGGGAAAACAATAAATGAAATTTTTTTTGATTTTACTGTAAATCATAGTAAACTATAAGGTTTTAATTGTACCTTGAAAACTAAATATAAAATATTTTAAAGGAGCAAGTATATGAAAAATAAAGAAAAAGAAATAATCATTAGAGGAATTTTAATAGGAATTTTTTATTTTTTAGGAATTGTATTTAGTAATACTTTTTTTAAATAATAAATAGAAGGGGTAGGTGAAATACCAACTCCCCAAATCAAAATAACACTTTGGAAGTTAAATATAGAATATTCAAAAGAGGTGATTAGATGGAAATAGAGCAAACAACAATACGCCTGCTAAAAAGCAGACGAAAGTTGAATATTAATTTCTATTTTGGTTAGGCGAAAGACCTAACAAAAAATCTGTAGATACATTAAGTTTGTTAGAAATTAATATTAAAGTTTCTATATTTGGCTCTCTTGAACCCGATTCATAATATTGATATGCACGTTCTGAGATACCAAACAAACTAGCAAATTGCTTTTGAGTCATATTCATTTGCTTTCTTACTAGCTTAATATTATCTTTGAATTTAGTCATAACTACACGCTCCAATAAAAAAATAAATAAATTTCTTGACACGAACAATATTAGCGTGTAATATATAAAACATAGCACGAACAATATTGGCGTGTTAAATAAAAAGGAGAGGGTGAAAATAAATAACAATTTAAAACTACAACGTGAAAAAGTTGGCTTAACGCAATTAGAGGTTGCTCAAAAAGCCAAAATAACAGAGAGAAGCTATCAATATTATGAAGCTGGCGAACGTCTCCCAAACATTCGTACAGCTTTAAAGATAGCTAGAATTTTAAATACTAATTGTGAAAAACTCTTTAATGAATAATAGCATAAAAGGACTCAGATTACAAGAAGGGAGCTTTAGATATGAATAATTTGCAACTTAACAATAAAAATACAATAACAACATTAGAAATTGCTGATATGTTAGAAATTAACCATTGGGAAGTATTGAGAAAATTAGAAGGCACAGAAAAAACAAAAGGAATTATTGATATTCTTAACGACAACAATTTTGTTGTGGTTGATTACTTTATAAAATCAGCTTATTTAGATTTAAAAAATGAAAATAGAAAATGTTACAATGTAACGAAATTAGGCTGTGACTTTTTAGCAAATAAATTTACTGGAGAAAAAGGAATTATTTTTACAGCTAGATATGTAAAAAGATTTAATAAAATGGAGCAAGAGTTAAAAGAACAACAACCTAAATTACCAACTACATATAAAGAAGCATTGCAACAGTTATTAATAGAAGTTGAAGAAAAAGAGCAATTACAATTAGAGAACCAGGCAATGAAACCAAAAGCAGATTACTTTGATGCTTTAGTAGAAAGAAACTTGTTAACTAATATAAGAGATACAGCAAAAGAACTTGGAGTTAAAGAAAAAGTATTTGTATCATGGTTAATAGAAAAGAAATATTGTTATAGAGATTCAAAAGATAAGTTACAACCATATGCAAATAGAATGCAATACTTCGAGAAAAAGGAATTTACAAATGAGTATGGTTATTCAGGTGTACAAACTTTGATTAACCCAAGAGGTAGGGAAGCTATCAGATTATTGCTTATAAAGGATGGATTAATTAAAGAAAAAGAAAAGGGATGCCAAATAACTTTATTAGGTTAGAACTTTGAAAACTAAATACAGAATATTTTGAAAGTAGGTGTATTGTATGGCAAAAGCAGTAGCTAAAGAACAATTGTTTTATAGGGCAAAAGATATAGCTAAATTTTTAGATATATGCGAAGCAACTGCATACAAAATAATTGCAGAATTAAATGAAGAATTAGAAAAAGAAGGTTTTAAGACTTTTTCTGGCAGGGTATCAGTTGCTTATTTTAAAGAAAGATATTGTTATAAGCCAAGAAAGGGGGTGATTTAGTTGAATGTAAAGGTACTAATAGCTTATATACAGTTTTGCAATGATAAGCAAATAAAAGCAAGTTTTGAAGGTCTTAGAAAATACAACAGAGATATAGAGTTAGTTAACTTATATTTACCAACACATTTAAAAATAAAGTAGGAGGTTTAATTGTATATGGTATTTAATTTAGAGGAGTTCAAAGTAGGAAATGCAGTAAGAATAAGTTGTGAAAGATTTGGTTTTGAAATTGATTGTATTGTAGTAGTAGCAACTGAGAAGGAACTAAATTTAGCTTACTTTGATAAAGAAAGAGGTTGTATGGAGTATCAAGCATTGATACCAGAAGACCTTAGATATGACGATTATATTCTTGAAAGATTAGGTTAGGGGGTGTATTTTAATGGAAACAGCTATATCTATTGCAAAAGGTCAAATAGAAGGAGCGAATGAGAGTATAAAGGAATTAAAATCAAAAGAAAATTACGATAAAGAAAGTTTAAGATGGTGGGAAGGTGTTAAGCAAGCTAGTGAAAATATACTAGAGTTTTTAGAAATAGAAAATAAGGCATAAGAAAAGAGCCATTACGATTGGCTCAATTCAAAAACATAATAAAATTTAATTAGCTATATTATAGCACAAGGGGGAACTAAAATGAAAGCAATTTTATTAAAAGGTTTAGAAATAGAAAATTTCAAAGGAATAAAAGAACTTCGCATAGATTTTAACAACATAACTAATATATTTGGAGAAAATGCAACAGGAAAAACAAGCATATTTGATGCTTTTACGTGGGTAATGTTTGACAAGGATAGTAAGAATAGAAGTGTATTCGAGATAAAGCCTTTAGATAAGCAAAATAAAGTCATTAGAGGGCTTGTAACAACTGTTACAGCAGTACTGGAAGTTAATAATAAAGAGATTAAATTAACTAAGAAATACGAAGAAAAATGGACTAGAAAAAGAGGGGAATCAGAAGCAACTTTTACTAAGAATGAAACAACATATATGATAAATGATACTCCTATTAAAAAATCTGAATATGTAAAAGAGATAGCTGAAATAGCTGACGAGGAACAGTTTAAATTACTTACTAATCCATACTTTTTTTCAAATGAGCTGAACTGGAAAAAGGCTAGAGAAGTAATTTTAGAGATATGTGGAGATATAACAATAGAACAGATTATAGAGTCAAATAAAGACTTAGTTTTACTTACTACAGAGTTTGAAAAGGAAAATAACATAGATAAGATTATTAAAAATAGAAAAGCTAGTAAAAATAACTTATCTAAGGAAAAAGAAGAAATACCAGTTCGTATAAACGAATGTAACAAAGGTATGTACAATATAGATTTTGAGGAAATAGAGGTTCAATTAAAAGCTAAGAAGTCTGATTTAGAAGCTATTGAGGATAATCTTTTAAATGGTACAAAGACAAATGAACAGATTTTAAAAGATAAAGAAAAGATATTTGAACTAAAGCAAGAGACACAAAGTATTAAACAATCAGCGAGTAAAAAAGGAAATAAGAAAAGGAATGAGCTGTTAAAAGAAAAGGATGAGTTGCAATATAATATTAAAAATTTAAGAAATAATCTTGTTTATTTAGAAAGGGATAGTGAGTTAAAAGAAACTTTGAGAAAAAGAGCGATTGAAAAAACAACAAATTTAAGAGATAAATGGACTAAAAAGAGTCAGGAAACATTAGATTTAAGCGTTATTCAGACTGAGTGTCCAACTTGCAAAAGACCTCTTGACTTAGAAGATATAGAAGAAAAGAAAAAGGAAATGTTAGATAATTTTAATCTAAATAAAGCTAAAGAACTAAAAGAAATAGTAGAACTAGGGAAATCTAAAAATGATGATGTAGAATTATTTAATACAGAAATTGAAAGATTAAAAGTAGATATAAATAAGACTTTAGAAGAGATACAAGAAAAAGCAGTATTATTAGATAAAATAAAAAAAGAATTAGAAAGTACAAAATCTACAGAGATATATTCAGCAGATGAGGAAAAAAGATTAACAGAAATTAGTGTAGAAATAAAAGAGCTAGAAGAAAAAATAAACAATAAAGATAATGATAAAAACATTGATGAACTAAAAGAAAGTAAGAAAAAACTAGCTGTTGAAATTGAGTTACTTAATAAAGAACTAGCTAAAAGAGATATTAACAAAGGACTATTAGATAGAAAAGAGCAGTTATTAGAAAAAGAAAAAGAGCTAGGTATAGAACTAGCTCATCAAGAAAAAATACTCAACTTATGCGAATTATTTATAAAAACTAAAGTTAGTTTATTAGAAAGTAATATAAGTAGTAAGTTTAAGAATGTAACATTTAAATTATTCAAAGAGCAAATAAATGGAGGTATTGAAGAAACTTGTGAGGCATTAGTGGATGGAGTACCATTTTCAAATGTTAATACAGCAGGACAAATAAATGGAGGACTAGATATAATAAATACTTTATCTAATCATTTTGGAGTTAAAATGCCAATATTTATTGATAACAGGGAGAGTGTGAATGATTTGATTGATATTGATAGTCAAGTGATAAATTTGATTGTAAGTAATGATAATCCATTAAAAATAAAAGGAGTGAATTAATATGGCAAATGAAATACAAAGACAAGTAAGCGTTAAAAATCTATTATCTACAGAAGCGTATAAGAAAAGATTTAAAGAGGTATTAAAAGATAAGGCTAATACATTTATGGCATCAGTGGTGAATGTATCTAACTTGCCAAGCCTAAAGGATGCCGAACCTAATTCGATTTTAAAATCTGCCATGGTTGCAGCAACATTAGATTTACCAATAGACCCAAATTTAGGCTTCTCTTATCTAGTACCTTTTGTAAACAAAGGAGTTAAAGAAGCGCAATTTCAAATAGGATACAAAGGGTTTATACAACTAGCTATGAGGACTGGACAGTATAAAACAATTAATGCAATAGAAATCTATGAGAATGAGATTAAAAGTGTTAACAGACTAACTGGAGAAATAGAATTTAATGAAAATAAAGACGAGATAGACAATGAGATAGTCGTTGGATATATAGCATATTTTAAACTGCTAAATGGGTTTGAAAAAACTTTATATATGAGTAAAGAAGATATGGAAAAGTATGCTAAAAGATATAGCCAGACATACAAAAGCAATAAGGATTATGTTGTAAAATCAAGTCTTTGGACAACTGATTTTGATGCTATGGCAGTTAAAACGGTACTTAAAAGGTTGTTATCTAAATACGGGATATTAAGTATAGAAATGCAGAAAGCTTTAGAGACTGACCAAGCAGTTATAAAGGATGATAATTCAGTTGAATATGTAGACAGACAAGTAGAAGAAGAAATAGAAGAAAATGCTAATAAAAAGACTATAGATATGACAACAGAAGAAAAGGAAAAAGCTATTGAAATTAAAGAATCTAAGCCCGAAGAAGCAACCCAAGTTGAATTGGATACACCACCATTTTAAGGATGAAAATCAAAGTATTAGGGAGCAGTAGCAGAGGTAATTGCTACTTGCTCCAACTGAAAAATGAGACATTAATTTTAGAATGTGGAGTCAGTTACAAAGAGATACTAAAAGGCTTAGATTTTAATCTAAAAAGTGTTGTGGGGTGTTTGGTCACACATGAACATAAAGACCATTCAAAATCGCTTGTAGAGCTTACAAATAATGGAATAGATGTATATTCTAGCAAAGGTACATTAGAAGCTTTTAAAATAGAAAATCATAGAACTAAAATTATAAAAAGTGAAGAATTATTCAATATAGGTAACTTTAAGATAATGCCTTTCTCAACTAAACATGATGCAGTAGAGCCACTTGGATTTTTAATAAATCATAGTAGTTTTGGAAACTTATTGTTTATTACAGATACTTACTATTGTGAATACAACTTTAATAATCTAAATCACATCATGATTGAGTGTAACTATAGTAAGGATTTATTAGATAGTAACAAAAATAAGATTTATCTTAGAAATAGAATTGTTAAGTCGCATTTTGAATTAAGTAATGTAATTAATTTTTTAAGAGCTAATGATTTAAGTGATATAAAAACAATAACTTTGTTACATTTAAGTGAAGATAACAGCGATAAGAATTTATTTATAAGAGAGATAGAAAAAATTATAGGAATACCAGTAAGTGTAGCTGAAAAAGGATTAGAAATTTATTTAGACTAGAGGTGATAAAATGGCAAAATATAGAATTTTACAAGCTAACTTTTGGGATGATGGATTTGTATTAGATTTAACTCCCGAAGAAAAGTACTTTTATAACTATCTTTTAACTAATGGGAGAGCGAGCCAATGCGGGTGTTATGAACTACCATTTAAAATTATGGAGATGCAAACCGGATATAACAGAGAAACTGTAGAGAAGTTAATCAAAAGATTTATAGAATATGGAAAAATAAAATATGACTCTACTACTAAAGAGATATTAATTATCAACTGGAGTAAACACAATTTTTCTAAAAGTCCAAAAGTGCGTACTTGTATCTTAAAAGAGGTTGAATCAATTAAAAATAAAGAATTTCAGCAGTATATGTATAGAGTATGTATAGACTATGGATACCCTATCGATACAGTATCTATAGACTATGGGGAAAAAGAAAAAGAAAAAGAAAAAGAAGAAGAAAAAGAAAAAGAAAAAGAAAAAGAAGAAGGGAAAACAGAACCGTTAATTTGTGAAGAACAGGAAAAAAATGAGTTAAAAGAATTTAAGAAGCTATATGAAGAAAATATAGGAGTGGTATATCCAGTTACAGCAGAATGGTTAATAGAAATTTCTAGTGATGTAGATATAAGATTATTTAAATCTGCTATAGAGATATGTGCTGAAAAGATGAATATGAATCTAGCATACTTAAAAGGTATCCTTAAAAAATGGAAGGATGCAAATATTACTACATATGAGCAACTGGAATCATATAGATTACAGCAAGAAAATAAGAAAACAAAAAAAGTAGTTAATAACCATGTGAGTAAAAATAAGTTTGCTAACTTTGAACAAACATTTACTAAGTATTCAGAGAATGAGCTTGATGACATTATTAAGAAAAGCCAAAAAGAGAAGTTTGGAGTAGGAAGTTAAAATATTGGAGGGATGAAAGATGGAGTTAAAATTTAGAGAATGGAATAAAAATGGTAAAGAAATGTATAGTTATGATGAAATGGTGTGCTATTCTAAAAACTTGCTTAGAGAGTGGGTTTACAGTGGTGTTTATTTACCAACAAGCAATGAAAATTTTGAGGTTATGATATACACAGGTTTGAAGGATTGTGATGGAAAAGAAATCTATGAAGGCGATATTGTTTTATGTAGAAGTATATTTTTTACAGAGTTTGCAGGGGAGGTAAAATTTAAAGATGGTTGCTTTATTGCAGTGAATGAAATGTCAGGAGATTGCTTTAGATTATCTGAACTTGCAATAGTTAAAGTTGATGGGAATATATATGAAGATTTAAGTAAGTTAAATGATATAAGAAGATGTGATAATGAGGGGTGTTAGGAATGATAATAATTAGAAGTCAAGATAGATTATATTTAATGAGAGTTAATAGAGTTGAAATAAGTAATAGTGAAGTATATGCAATGCTTGAAAATGATGTTAGAAAAATAGGTGAATATGAGAGCAATAAAAGAGCTATGCAAGTGTTAAATGAAATACAGAAGTTTATTAAAAATGGAGTAAGAACAGATTATATAGATTCTTATAGAATTAGACATAATCAAGAGGAAGTGTTTGAAATGCCATTTGAATAAAAAAAAGGGGGGCTAAATATGGCTAAAGTTTGGGTGGATGCAGGAACGTTTTTAGAACGAACTGAGGATATAGAAGATATGTTTGAACTTAATTTAAGAAAAGTAAGAGATAGAAATAAGAAAGTAAATGTAATTGATTTGCTTGTAAATGATGAGTGTCAAGGAAGAAAAGGTAAAAAAGTAGAGTGTTTCAATATTGTAACTGGAGAAACTAAAGTATTTGATAGTGTTGTTGAGGCAAGTAAATATGTATATTTTACAGATGTCTATATTGCTCATTTAGCAAGAACGGGTAAGGTTTCTAAGAACGGATGGAAAGCTAGATATATTAAAGAGGTGTCAAATGGTATTAGCAAATGTGGAGCAAGTAATTAAGTTAGCTGAAAAGATATTAAGTAAGAAAAAGTGTTCTGTTAATAAAGCTATTGATATAGCTATAAAAATATTGAGTAAATATGAGTGCGAGGGGATATTGAAGATTAAATTAGGAAAATAATTTTAATTAAGGAGGCTTGATTATGTTGTATTTAGCAAGAATACAGTTTAAAAGAGAAGAAAATTCAAAAGTTGAAAGTGGATATATGATTGGGGATGGTTTTACTAATTCATGCTTCTTAGATGAAGATTTTAATCCATTATCAAAAGATAAAGATGGTTTTTCACTTTATGACTATAGATTAGACTTTAAGAATCCATTAGAACTTAAATTATAAAAATTCTTAGAAAATAAGGAGAAAATAGGAAATGAAATTAAAAGATATTATAAAACTTGGAGAAAAGTATTGTTATTGCCCTAACTGTGGTAATGACAAGGTAGGAAACAATGAAGGTAAATTAATAGTTGAAGAACACACATATTATAGAGAATGTTCATGTGGGTTTAATATACTGATTGATGATAGGAAGGATGAAATCTAATGAACATGTTAGCTAGTGTGATATTAGTAATAGGAAGTTTTATAGCTGGTAGAGTTTATGAGTATAGATTGAATTTAAATGAAAATGATGAAGCTGATTCAAAAGTACTTTTAGATGTTTTTAATGAAATTAGTGTGTTAAGAGAAGAAAATAAAAGTCTTAAAGAAAAGTTACAAGAGAAAGAGTTACTATTCATCAATAGATTAATAGATTTTTTACATGATAAAAAGATATGCGAATGTTGTATTTATGACTGTAAGATTGATGATATTGAATATGATTGTGAAGATGGTATTAAAAAGTGGCTTGATAGCGAAGAACTTATATTTGAATAGAAGAAATATCTAATTAAAACAGTTTAGAGAGTTGCAAAATGTTTTTTAATAAAATTATCATTGAGATGTTTTGTAACTCTCAAAAATGAAAATAAGGAGGCGTTGTATTGCTTACATTTTTAGATTTATTCGCAGGGATAGGTGGCTTTAGGCTAGGGATGGAAAAAGCAGGACATAAATGTTTGGGACATTGCGAATATGATAAATTCGCAAATTTAAGTTATAATGCCATGCACAAACCGAAGGAGGATGAATGGTTTGAAAGAGATATTAGAGAAATTAGAACAGAAAATATCCCAAGAGCAGATGTCTGGTGTTTTGGATTCCCATGTCAAGACATTTCTGTTGCAGGGAAACAATTTGGATTCAGAGGAGAACGTTCAAGTTTATTTTTTACAGTTACAAAACTTATTAGAGAACTCAAAGAAGAAGATAGACCCAAGTATTTACTTATTGAAAACGTTAAAAATCTACTTAGTGTTAATGGAGGATTTGATTTCCTCAAAGTTCTCGTTGAACTGGATGAAATCGGCTATGATGCAGAGTGGCAAGTTCTTAATTCTAAAAACTTCGGAGTGCCCCAAAATAGAGAACGAATATTCATTGTTGGACATTTTAGAGGACGAAGTACACGAAAAGTATTTCCTATCGAAAGAAAAAGTGGAAAAAATCTTGAGCAACTAAATAATCCAACTCATAGTACAAATAGAATTTATGATGCAGTTGGAATTGCTAGATGTATTAGAAGTCAGGCAGGAGGTGGAGGTGCTAAAACAGGTCTATACTTTATAGACTTAAATAAAAACTCTAAAGTAACAATAAATGCTAGATGCCTTAAAGCAAAATATAATGCAGGTGTGACAAATAGAAATTGTGATAATAGTGGAGTTTTAGTTAATGCAGTTTTAACGCCCGATAGGGTAAATAAAAGACAAAATGGTCGTAGAATTAAAGAAAGCGGAGAACCAATGTTCACATTGACAGCTCAAGATAAACATGGAATTTTGAAAAATGGAGATATAAGAAGGTTAACACCAAAGGAATGCTTTAGGTTGCAAGGATTTCCGGATAAATATTACGAAAGAGCAGCAAGTGTATGCTCAGATAGTCAACTGTACAAGCAAGCAGGAAATGCTGTTACTGCAAATGTTGTATATGAAATAGCAAAAAGAATGGGCTAAAAGTTGCAAAATGTCTTTTAGTATGAATATTTTTGAAGTGTTTTGTAACTCTCAAAAATGAAAATAAGGGGTGGGATAATAAAATGGATTTAAATAAAATTATGAATGATGCACTAGTGGAAATAGAAGAAAGTGGCTTTGTAGAGGAAACAGTTAAAAAAGAATTAGAAGAAACAATAAAAAGAGCTGTGAATGAAATCTTTGGAAGCTATAGTAAATTCAGAAAAAATATTGAACAACATTTAGGTGAAAATATAAATATAAATTTAGATGAATTAGATATACAAAAATACAATTTACTTGTGGCAAATGTTGTAAAAGAAAAGGTAGATGCTACGATGAAGGGGCAAGGTATTGAGCATTTAAAAAGAAACTTGGATAACATGCTTGTAGGTCTTAAGAAAGAATACAAAATGAGTGAATTATTAGAAGAATTGAAAGAAGATAAATACAACCTTGACGAGTACCCATGTGATGAAGACTGTATAACATTTATCCTTGAATCTAATTTTAATTCAGAATGGGCAAGATGGATAGACTTTGATGAGTGTCCTAATGTAAGCAGAAATAATTGTGAACATTCTATACTATTAAGAAACGATGGAACTATTGCAGCATTTAGATACCAAAACAGAGAAATATCATCAAAAGATATAATGAACGGATTTGGTAATTTTGGGGATTTATTATTTAAGATATATGCACATAATTCAAAAATTATCTTAGATTTAGGGAATGATGTAGACGATTATGACTTAACAAATGGAGAAGATTATTAGAATAGGGGTGAATAAATGTCAAAGTATGTATTGAGATGGCAAAAAGGATTATTACTAGATGAACGCAAGATAAATTATTCTTGTGGAAGTATAGAAAATTTAAAAAAGAAAGCTGAATTATTAGCTAAAGATGACAAGATATTGCTTGTAACAATAGATAAAGTTGAAGAAGTTATAAAAGATACTAGAAGTCAAAAAATGGCTGAATATTATTGTGATGGAGGAATTGAAATATGATAATACACAAATTTATAATACATGTTTTAGATAAGAATAGCGATACACCAATACTAAATGATTTTGAGGGTAGAGTCAGTCAAGATATTGAAGCTTTCTTTCAGAAAAAAATAAGCAAAGTATCAAGAGATAATGACATTAGAATAGCTGTATTTAATGACTATAGTAACAATCTAATTAAGAGTTGTTGCGAACAGATTATATATGATGAAAGTTCATTTTTAAATAACTCTAAAGAAATAGCATCTTATCTGTTTGAGATTATGAAGTTGAATGCTACATTAGAATCTTGCGACTTAGCAATTTGCTTATACTCTCAAAAAGATGAAAAGAAAGTTGCTATATTAAAGCTTGATTACAACAAGTCATATACTCATTCAATCGAGTTTAAAGATGATAAATTTAACATACAAATGTCTAAAAATGAAATTAATATACAAGAGACTAAGACAGTAAAAATTGCTGCTTTGGTTGGTTTGAGTGGAATGAATGACGAATATCATCTTAGGGTTTTAGACAAGAATGCAGAAAAGGAAGAAGCTAATTCTAAGTTTGTTACAGAGTTTCTAAATGCTACTAAAGTGAAAGATGACAAGTACAAGACTAAGATGTTTAAAAGTACAGCCGAAAATTGGATAACTAATGCTCTTGGAAATGATATAAAACAGGCAGAAGATGTAAGAAGTATATTAAATTATACTTTGAAAGAAAAGCATGAAATTGATATAAATAATTTTGTTGATAAAACAATTAAAGATGATAAGTTAAAAGATAGCTTT